TTCTTAACCTGCGCTTGTTATCCCCGGAGTCATCTCCTTTACATTTTGAGCAGCCCCATTCCCAAGTTTTGGAATCTCCTGAGAGACAGAATCGAACTGCAAGTTCAAGTTTCCCAAAAGACCCTCATCAAGGCGCGAAGAGTCTTTCATGGCTTCAAGAATGTCATCTAAAATCTCAACCTCTTTCGCGCCCGCGAGTAAAATTGCTTTCACAAGAGACGCCCCGTCCGAAGGCTCTAATATTTCGCCGGTTGAGGGGTTTTGGACTGCGTAATTTTTCACATCCAACACTTTTTCAGAAATGATCTTCTCCTGAGTCTCTTGCGCTCTTTTTAGAAAGTTCACCTCGCCACGCCCGCGCGTGATCTTTCCCATGCCCGTGCGTTCCAGTCTGCGCATCTCTACTCCACTAAGTGGCGTGATCTGTACCATAAAAGGTTCAGGGTCAGCCCGGTTGTCATCTATGTCCGGTACATACCAAGTTGCATCCTCGATTCGTTTTATTACTCGCGCCATTTTCAGTTCTCCCTCTTATAAATGGTTGTTAGTCAAATGTTAACGTTACTTCATCGTCTCCGCTTGTGCCAAACGCAACAAAAGGAAGAGTGAAAGTAGCTTCTTCGGCTTCCGGTATCTCGATTGCAGAGGAGTCAAACTCTACCTTTCCTAAAGCAATTGTAACAAATCCGCCCGGAGTTGCGGCGTTACCCATAACCAGTGTTACCACCCTTGAAGTGAACGCTTTGCGCATCCCAATTTCCTTCATTTGGTCAGCGCGGGCGCGTACAGTCAAACTACCAGTGACGCTACGGTAACCCGGAATAAAATCGGTTACCTCATCAGTGAACGCCTCGTCATTGATTGCTTTTTGGTTATTCGTAACGGTAACTTCAAACGCTGTAATAGGTAAATCAGTTGCGGCGTTAAGACTTATACTTCCTGAAATACCGTTTAGAGGCGGTTGCGCCGTAGTAGTCGTTGCGGGCGTGTAAGGTGTAATCGTCGAGGCCGCCGTAAACGTATGTGTGGCCGTTAATGTAACTAAGTCATCTCCGAGCGTACCTCCGCCAACCTCTACCGACTGGACGACTGCCGTTGCCGTTTCTACTGCCGGAGCAGATGTTGTGCTTTTTACCAGAGAACCCGGTTCAAAGTTACGACATTCGTTTGTGGCAACTTCAAAAGTGGTAGTCCCGCCTGTCGTTACCTCCGATGTGCCCGTGAAAATATGCTTTGACGCGGTGCCGCTCCAAGAAAACTTAGGCTCATCGCCCCCAGAACCCATGATTTTTAGCTCCTCAACATACGCGCCGATCACAGCTTCCATGCCTACTTCTGAGGCTTCGCGGAAAAGTGTCATCGTGGGGAAAACTTGCGTACTCGTAAGGTCATAACGCGTACCCGATCCACTTACGGAGCTACTGCCAAAGGATGACCGAAGTAAAACGTGTTGATCGTTACCATTGACCCCATCGGTGCCAGTACCGCCCGCTGTTGTGGCGACACCTCGCGGGGTTACGTATGACTCGCAGGACCAAGAAACTTCTTTCCGACCAGTAATCCGCTCAAGCAAAGAACGCGTTTGCCGAGAATCTGCACGGTCTTTACGCTCGTGAGTAAACTCCATGCTTGAAGATAAAACCTGCATAGCGTCCGTGGCAACAGGTGTCTGAATTGAAGTGGCTACGGGGTTGTACGCGGTTTCCGCAGTGACAAAGAACTTTAAGTCTCTGCCGAGCATATGTTTCTTATTTTGGCCCATTGTTTATTTCTCCTCTATGGACAGCTTCTTTTGTGGTCGCTCGTCCATAGATTTCTTTTTTTGTTTTTTAGAGGGAGTTGCAACTACCTCAGATTTTGGTGTGTTGGGCGCTTCCCCAATCTTTTCGAAACCAGGATGCGCGAGAAGCTCTTGTACTAAATGATTCGGCGCTGAAATCGTAGTGCCTACGGTTATGAGTCTTGCGCCTAACCGGATCACGTCTGGTGGACCTTTGTATCTTACTGCTGACATTATGTACTCCCTGTTGTGCGCATAAAAACTACGTCTGCGGTTATAACCATAGTGCCTTCCGTTTCCGGGGCACCCTCGTCTGTCTCTGTTTCGATGATCGTAGTTGAAACCGCGTTCAAACCTCTAGTTGTATCCACATTTAGCGCGGCCCAGATGTCATCTTCAAAATTGTTTAGGCTTTCCCTTTTCTGTTCGAGCGTACCGTTAGCTACATGCACGATAATGTGTAGTTGAAAAATAGCGCGAACGAGTCTATTTGGCAAATGCTCATACTTAGTAGATCCGGGTACGATCCCAAGCCAAGGACGTATCGCCTCGTTCACCTGTAACCAAGATTTTGCCATCACCTCCACCGTGGAGGCTGTAGACTTGTAGCCATTCCCGGTGGTTATTGTTTCAAGAGTCGTCTTGATGTCGTCGATGATCAGCTTGCGAACCGGGGTAGCCATCATCCAGACCCTTTTTGATATTTCACAATGGTTGAAGTTATAAAACGCGCAAGAGTATTATAGTACCGGACCTCAAGCATTCTATTGATTTTTTTGGCGGATTTTTTTAGGTAGTGTTGCGGACGGATTGTGACCTGGTCTACCAAAAGGTACACGGGTTTAATTTTCTTTTTTAGCTGCTTCGCTAATACCTTGTTACCTAGAGGAGTAATCGCAAAACGCAGTTTTTCGGGGTACTGACGAGGACGCACGCGCCTTGCTGCTCTAGTCAAAGGGATAGCCAAGTTTCGGGCGGTAGAAGGCCAGATGGTTCCGCCGTCTTCGTGGATCGCTGCGTACACAACATCCGAGAATATGCCTACTCCGTAACCGCCAACGCGACTTTCTAAGAGGGTAGGCTTGAAAGAGCGCGCCAACTTACCCGTTGACACGCCCGAGTTCGTTCCGCTTAACCAATCAGTCATAATCGTTTCGCGGATAAGCCCCGCACCCTCAACCGCCGCACGCATAAGCTCTTTTCGAATTTCTTTAGGAAAATCTTTAGACAGATCCATCAGTGCTTTGTGCCCACTGTCCCGCATGACGGTGGTCAACTTCATGACGGCTTAGTCCAATCGTTCCCCTGGTTTGGACCATCCCAATTAAATTGACCCATTTTGAACGAAGGTTGCACCGCGTTAGAGTCACTATCAAGAGTGCGCTTGCCAGAGATTGTAAGACCCCCCGCAAACACTTCTCCGTGTTTGTTTGTTGTGCCTATTTGCGCGCGTAGCGTTTCAGCTAAATCCAAATAGAATTGTGCGCGGTTACCTGGTTGCGCAGAAATGCCTATAACAGATCGTGAAATATCTTTTGCGAACTTCGCGGCAATGGCCTCGGCAGCGTTCGCCGCCGCCAAGTAGACACTTGTCTGTTCGGTAAGCAACCACGCGACCTCTTCATCACTAAGAAGAGGGTCCGACGAATCAGTATCCATGACAAGAAAGCGCACCCTATCGCGAGGTGAGTCCGCTGGGTTACCTGAATAAGTCCAAGTCAATTTTGCGCCTCCTTGTACAGTGGGTAGGCGGGGCTATATCCTACCCGGTCTAATCGCTGCTAAATAGCTTTTTGCGCTTTCTTTTTTTCTTTTCGACGGGCTTAGCATCCGCCGCCTCTAACGTTACTTCAAGAGGGGCAGGGTCCGAAGACCCTGCCGCCCCTGAAGACGGTGAGGGAGTTACCGTCTTTTCAGGCACCGGCTTCAGCACTGGTTTAAGGGATGTCTTTTTTACGGACTCGTCCTCAACCCATACAACGCGCTTATCGCGGAAGAACCTATTAGGAAGAACAGTGCCGGTAGGCAGTAATTCTCCTAGACGAAAGACTTGCAGTTTTCCGTCTACCCTAAGTTTTATCCCAGACCTTTTCTTAGGCCCTACCGCGATGCGCTTTACCATGTAGCTTCCCTACGGATTACGCAGAGACGGTATGCCACATATGACCAAGTTCAGCACTAATTTGCTTTTGGTCATAGGCCATCTCGCCTTCAATACGGTCAGCTTTTAAATGGTCCATACGGAAGCGGCTAATGCGCGTTCCATCTTGCGAACCAGTGTAGCCACTCCACGTAAACGTAAGCCCTGCCGACGCGCTCATAAGAGACGCGGACGGTGCAGCATAACAGAGTAGCGCGGAATCGGTATCTGCGAAGATAAAGCTGTTCGACGCGGTGGCACCTTCTGCCGCAGTATTTTCGCCTGCGTAAGAAACGTAAACCTTATCCACTCCAACGACGGCTGCAAGAAGATCTGCCCCAAGCACACCGCGCTGAGTGTACTTGATACGATCAACAACATCGTCGTTATTGATTAGCGTATTGTACGCCTGTGTACCAAGGACAAGAGCGTTTGGTTTGTACCCTGTCTTTTGGAGAATGCTCGTGATCTGCAAAGCAATATCTGCAACAGGAGATGTACCCGTAGAAGTCCAATCGGCATTGATGTCGTTTGACGTTCCGCCAGTCCACTTGCCAGAGCCAAAGAAGTTAGATACCCAATCTTTTTCACGTTTCAGCATAAGCTGTTGCGTGACGTATTCGGTAGCGTCTTGGTCCATTCGTAAAACAGCATCCGCGTTAGAACGGATCTGGTCATCGATGTCTTTGTGGATCGCTTTGACAGAACAGAAATAGTTACCCGTGCTATCTAGACGATACCCACCACCCGCGCTTTCTGCACCAGGTGCGCGAAGTTGCGCTTCACTACGACGAAAGTCATCTTTGTCGTAGGTATAGTAAAGGTCGCTCTGCTTAGAAACAGCGACGATAGGAAATACTTTGTGCGCGATAAATAGGTCTGCGCTTTGCATGAAGCTAACAGACATGTTCGTCAACGGGGTGTTGACGTGAACGGAGGTAGCGGTTGGATTACTCATTGTTATTCACCTATTCCTTAAGCCAAGGCTACTGACTGGTACGAAACCAGAGCAGTGATAATATCGCCTTGGGCGGTTGCGGCTGTGATAGCACGAGCACCTGCGAATTGATTTGTAACACCTGTTTGCCCGCGTCCACTTTCTACGTTAGTAGTTGAAATTGTGAAGTTTGGAGCAACTGGATCGCCTTCATCTACGGCACCATTGACTTCAAGTTTTGAAAGTCCCCCAACACAAATGCTGGCTGCTTGGCCTGCGGTAGGCGTGTTTTGTAAGACACCGATTGCATTTTGCAGGTCGTTTGTGTCGATGTAATTTGCCTTGCCATCATCATCAAGAAAAACAAAGTAGTATTGTTTTGCGCTGAGATCGACAGCGGCTTCGAGTGTAATAATCTGTGGTCCTAGATCATAAGCCATGATTTAGTTACCTCCTTCTTTTAGGTATTCACTGTAGAGTTTAGGATTGAGTTCCAAAACTTTAGAAATTGCAGCAGCCTTGCTAGAGACAGTGCCTTCGGCAACCATATCAGCGGCTTGTTTTTCGATACGGCCCCAAGCAGTAGTCTCCGCTTCAACAGCGGCGCTACCTACTTCCGCAAGGATGTCGCCGCTTTCAAGCTGCGCATTGACGGATTTGAAAACGTCTTCAACTTTTTCGGCTACGTCGCTGTCTAAGTCGTTAAGCGATTTAAGCAAAAGACCAAGCTCAACAGGAGTTCCCGGAAGGTTGGCGTACTCTTTTTCGGCTTTCTCTACAAAATCCCGGCGCAAACGTTCGTCACGTTCCGCTTTCAAGATCTCTTCAAGTTCAGCCGCTTTTTGAATCGCTGCGTCGTGTTGTTTACAAATTTCTTCTACCGTGGCTTGCATTTCGTCAGGAACGCCCGTGAGATCATAAGAACCATCGTCGCGTTTAGAGAAAGAAACCGGAATTGAAGTAGGTTCTACCATCTTCAAAGTCTCCTTTTTAACTTTTTGTTTTGTTGTACTAGGTTCTTCGTCCTCTTCGGACTCGTTTTCTAGCTCTTCTTTAGCCTCCGCAACTGCTTTGGCTTTTCGTTTTTTCGGGCTCCCCTTTTCGGGCTCCCCTTCTTCTTCAAGATCTTCTTCTTTTACTACAGACATCAACTCAGGCTCCGTGTCTGGTTGAAGTTCTTGAGACTCATCAGTTTTTGAGATGTCCTCTAGGTCGAGACTTTCTTGAGTAGTCTCTGGAAGTTCGTCAATAGGCATTGTGTCACATTCCTCATTAGGGGTGTCGTCGCGCTTCACCACCAAAAATTTCCGTCGTATTGCGGGCCGATCCACTAAAGAAACTTCCCGCACGTCTAAGTTTAGAAGCTCGCGAGGTTTATTTTTTTGCGGGTTTGTTAATGTGTCTTCTTCAGAATCCACTTAAAGCCTCCTCTATCGGGTAACAAAGCTAAGAAATAAATGCAAGTGTCTAGTCTGAAACTTTTGCAGTTCCACCAATTGAAAAACCGGTGAGTTCTCCATTTTTGCACTTAGTCCATAGCTTTTCGTTCGCGTCAACCCTGATTGACATAAGCCAAGACCCTTTTTTTATATGTTTGTCATGCATTTCCTGATCTGACTTTGCAACCCAGCTTTCAACCAGGCTCACGCCTAGGTCACCGAACATTTTGTGCATGAATCCGATCTGAGTTTGCTTGTTGTACCGTTTCAAGAAGTTGTACGCGGCTTCTTTTATCGTTTCAGGGGATACAATATCGCCCTGTGCGTCTACGGTGTTGGGCTCCAACACGATCCCCGTGATTAC